ACTAGACCATATCTTCGGCAATAACGTTGTCGATGCCGATGAGCGAATCGCTCTAATTTCAGCAAACGGCACAAGCCACCCAAGCCCCAACGTTCTCAGAGAGCTCAAAAAACGGGGAATCAGTCCGTACTGCACCTCACGCGCAAAGATCTGTGGTGGCGGCTCGATCACACAACTAGTTACTGACAATGCACTCGATCCACAGCTCCTGCGCGACGTTAATTCCTACGCAAAAGCACCCGTTATTGAAGGCGCCTGCCAAGGTGACATTACTATTGAGTTTGACAACAACGGCGTAATGAACGTTGTAACTCAATATGCCACGCCCTGTGGCTTCAGAAAGCACAATTCTTTTGGTATCTAGATAGTTGCGGTTGCCGATAGACTTTCAGGCAATTTAAAACGGAATACATCGACGCCAAGCATTATGTTAAGTCCGAGCATTTTGGATTGAATCGGTGCAATTTCGTTTTCTACAAACACTTGCTTGGCTTTCTCTACGTCACCGAAGCCGCCCGCATTAGTGGGAATCATGCCCAGTAGCTGTGGCGGTACGCGATGCGCTGCCAAGATGTCGTCGCGACTGGTGTTCTTGATCGACGCAAAGTCATCCTTCGCCGCCACCTCACTGATCGGAATCAGCTGCAGCCCATCTTTCTTCCCGTTGGGCGCATACATAAACAGGTTCCGAAAATTTCCCGGCCCCTTCGAAGCCTTCAACGCCTCGCGCAATGCATCAATGTCGGCCGACTGCTGCGCCGTGTCCGTCATGTAGAGAATGAAACCGGCGTGTGAGCCATTGTCGTAATACTTGCGTCGAAACAGCGTGGCCGACCGGTTGAGCTGCGCCGAGTGCAAGGCACTCAGGTATTCCGGCACGCCATAGATTTCCTGGCTCACATCCGGCGCCAAAAGCTGACATACGGGATTTTCAAACTCGAAGGCTTCGCCACTGTACGGCACAAACCAGCACCGTCCATCCTTCACACCCACGCGCGTGAACAACGCTGGCGAGCGCTTGAGCTTAAGCAACCGCCCCGACATCGCCGGTATGTGCTCCAGGTACGCATGTGCAAACACCAAGTAGTCCGTGGCAAACGCTTCGAAGTCAGCGACCGACAAGTATTTCGTCGGCACAAACGACGACACCAGCAAGTTCCGCTTAATGAAGATCGCGGAGGAGTGGTGCGGTGCCGCGCGCATCATGTTGGCAAGGCCCAGCGTGCTGATCGGTGGTTCATACCACCGCCCGTTGTTCCAAACCTGCACGTAGTCGAGCAGCGACGCGCGATCGATTGGCTCCGGCTCGCCGAAAGTGAATGCGTGTGCCTTCGATTGTGGTTGTGACGCCTGGCTTGCCTGCTGCTGCCGGGGTTTGCGCTTGCTCATCCGTAAATCTCCATAAAGCTTTGGCTATGGGCCGCGCGGCCTTCCAGCGGTTCGTAAATCAGGGAATGCATCACCGACCAGGCGAGATCCGCGTGGCCAACATCCGCGGAGCGGCTCGCGTCATAGGTGACGTGCCGGCCGCTCGGGGTGAGGGTTTTGCGGATGGCCATGAAGGCGGCAGCGAGATCGGTCCAGCCGGCGTCCCATTCCAGGCGCCCCTTGCCCATGACGTCCTGCGCCTTCATCACCATCAGCGCTTTGGACTCGGGCGAGTACTGGATCGCGCGCGCCATCGGAAAAAACTGCTTCACCAACTGGTAAACACCGGTACCCATGCCGGTGGTGTCGATCGCGATGTCGGTGACGTGGTAGGTGTCGCAGAGCCGTTTGATGTTGCCGGCCTGCGCATCAAAGTCCTGGCCGGGCCACTGGTGTTTCTCCACCACGCGGAATAGATCGCGTTGTGACGTCGGCAGCGCATTCACCGTACAGCCCGAGGGGTCACCGCCACTGGTGCCCTTGGACGGATCGAAGCCGATCGACACCGGCGCATCGCCGAGCGGGCGCGGCGCGAACGGGCGCACGTCGTCCCACACCTCCCAGCTATCGACCATGCAGCGGCGCACCAACGCAAACGGAAACACCGACGCGGAGTCGTCGATGAATTCACACATCAAGAGCTGCTGAAATTCCTCGCTGCTGTATTCCAGGCGCAACTGGTCGATGTCGAACAGGTTGCAGCCGCCGGCCATGGCGTCCAAGACCGTCACGATCTGCCGCCACTGACCGTCCGCGCACGCGAGGCCCTGCGTCAGCGCTGCATGGCTGATGTCGATCTCGACGCGATCGGCTTTTGCCCTGCCCTTGTTGAACAGCGCGCCCGACCAGAACGGATAGGCGTCATGGCTGAGCGCTGAGGGCGTCGAGAAATACGTCTGCCGCCACTTCTTGTGGATCGCCATGCCGGACGCGACTTTGCGCAGCGTCTGGAAGCCATACACCCAGAAGTATTCGTCGAAGTAGAGATTGCCGTGGTAGCTCTGCGCCGTGCGTGCGTTCGTGCCGAGGAAGTACAGCGAGGCGTCATTGGGCAGGATGATCGGATCGCCCTTCAACTCGATCTCGGCCGCGTCCTTTGCAAACTGCGTGAGGTATTGGCGGAACACGTCCGCCTGTGCGCGGCTGGCCGACAGGAAAATCTGATTGCGGTCGGTGAGGATCGCGTCGTCCAACGCTTCGCGCGCGAAATACCAGGTGGCACCGATCTGGCGCGATTTCAGGATATTGCGGATGCGTTGCACGAGCCCGGCCTCGTGCCACCGGCGCTGATAGGCGAACAACGAGTCCATGAAGGCTTCGTGCAATTGCGTCGCCTGCTCAGGACTGTAGTCGTTCTTGAGCGGCTTCTTTTTCGGCCCGGCGTTGCGGTTCTCAACCTTGGGGTTGAGGTGGCCTTCGTGCCCACCAGGCGCCTCATAGCGATGCACGCGCGCGATCTGCGCGACCTGGCGCATCAGGAGATCGATTTCCTTGAAATCGTGGGCGTCTTTGTTGTCCTTGGCGATCAACTGACATAGCCGCGCTTCGAGCACGGCATCCACGCGATCGATCGGCTTCGCGTTCGCCCAACCGTCGCGCTGCTTCCACGATTCCACGGTCGAGCGCGCCTGGCCGATGTACTCGGCAATGGCGGTCACGCTCCAGCCCTGGAAATACAGGCTGCGAGCAACAGTGCGCGGATCGGTGGCGACGGCGGGCATCAACATGGCCGACAGCGTAGGGACGCGCATGCGCGTGCTGGGCCGCGTGTTGTTCTTAACCCATGCGTACAGAACTGAGCCACGTTGCCGCTGCGTGCAGCGCTATCGATGCTGGCGACCTATTCCCGTCCCCACGTCACCGAGGCCCGTTGCATGGCAAAGAAATCCAAGAAATTCCGCATTGCGACCGAAGGCGCCACGGTCGACGGCCGCACCATCCAGCGCGAATGGATCGCGCAGATGGCCGAGCACTACGACCCGGCCAAGTACCGCGCGACGATCAACCTGGAACACATCCGCGGCGTGCTGCCCGATGGGCCGTTCCGCAATTACGGCTTCGTCGATGCGTTATCCCAGGTCCAGAACGCAGACGGCAAGCTGGAACTCTTCGCCGAAATCTCGCCTACCGACGACCTGGTCGGCATGACCAAGAAAGGCCAGAAGGTTTTCACCTCTATCGAGGTCAACCCGAAGTTTGCCGACACCGGCAAGGCGTACCTAGTGGGTCTGGCCGTCACCGACAACCCCGCCAGCCTCGGCACCGAGATGCTGCAGTTTGCTGCGTCCAATCCCGACGCCAATCCGTTCGCCGCGCGCAAGCTCCATCCCGACAACCACTTCTCAGCCGCCGTCGAAACCGTGATCGAGTTCGTGGATGAGCCGGAGGCGAAGCCCGGTGTGCTCGCCAAGATTCGCGAGCTGTTCGCGCGCAAGAACCTCACCGATGACGCGCGCTTTTCCGATATCGAAGCCGCACTGGAGGAAGTCGCCGAGCACGGCGAGGCGCAGAGCGCGCAGACCGCGCGCCAGTTCGAACAGGTGGACACCGAGATCAAGGCAAGCCGGCAGCAGCTGACGGACATGTCCTCGCGCGTGGCAGCGCTGGAGCAACTGTTCAACACCACGCCTGCCGCGATCGCGACACGCCCGCTGGCCACCGGCACCGACGACGCGCTCACCGACTTCTAACCGCACGCGCCTCGCCTTCCACGCTTCCACACAAGGACATCCATGAAGAACGAAACCCGCGTCAAGTTCCATGCCCTCTCCACCCAGGTGGCCAAGCTCAACGGCGTGGCCAGCGCCTCCGAGAAATTCGACGTGCAGCCGTCTGTCCAGCAGACGATGGAAAACCGCATCCAGGAATCGAGCGATTACCTGGCGATGGTCAATGTGCACCCCGTCACCGAAAAGAGCGGCGAGAAGCTGCATCTCGGCGTATCGGGTCCGGTCGCGAGCCGCACCAAGACGTCCGACAACAAGAAGCGCACGCCGCGCTATCTCGGCGACATGGATGCGCAGCCCTATACCTGCTACCAGACCAACTTCGACACCTCCTTCCCCTACGCCACGCTCGATGCGTGGGCGAAATTCCCTGACTTCCAGACGCGCCTTTCCACGATGCTGGTCAAGCAGCAAGCACTGGACCGCCTGATGATTGGTTGGAACGGCACGAGCGTGGCCGACGA